CTCGCGGCTAACGATACCCCCCGCGAAAGATCGCTTGAAGCTTCGAGCCATCAGAAGCGCGCCCTGATATGTGAAGGAACAATCACCATTTCCCGGTTGCTCTGGTTGGCGTCAACGACGCTAGCACGGCTGAGAAATTCAGCATAGATTGCAAGATACTGCTGGGCGGCATTGGCGCCTTCCGACCCACGAATAATCGGCCCAGCCAGAAACGCCGCCAACCGGTACGAGACAGCCGTTGAAAAGAGCGGGGTAAAGCGTGTCGCATCCGTGATCCTAGCCCTGTACAGCGCTACCGCGTCTTCCACATTGGTGTATAGCACAGGGGAGCCGTTGCGCTCTTCGATGACATACGGCTGGGGAGTGTAGCCGGAAAGCAGCGGTCGCTGCAAATCGTACGGATCAGTTCGATAGACCGGAGAAAGATCAGAAAAAGCGTCGGGCGGAAAGACACCAGACACATGCAGGCATTCCGCCGGCAAGGCGTAGGCTTTACGCCACCCAAAAAGAGGCACATCCGAAAATTCAGCCAGCGGCGCCCGGCGAGTGTTGAACGACCAATTGGCTGATTGCAGGGCCTCGTCTCGTGCTTGAGGGTAGAAGATGGCGCACCGCCGGGACATTGGGTCCGGGTCAGGCGGCTCGATGTTCACCACTTGGCTGTCCTGCCCCAAATGAGACAGGGCCATGTTACAAATATCGATCGCGGTCGCCATCATGCATCTCCAAAAAAGACGGGGGAGAGCGTCCGCCCTCCCCCGTTCGCCATGACGCTATCGTGCGAGGAAAGGGCGTCAGGCGAGAGTGTCAGACCCCGGATCGTCCTCAGACACATCCTCGGTCTGGGAGCCAGCCTTGGGAGAGCCTTTGGCCTTGGTCTTGATCTCAACCAAAGAAGTACCCTTCAAGCCGCTCTGCGGAAGCTCGATGACATCCCCGTAGGTAGCCAGCGTGTAGCCCGTCCAGTACTTCTCGGATACTACCTTGTAGGTTGCCATGGCTCACTCTCCTTATGCGAACGGCTGCACAGCAGGATACAGCTTCCCGTGCGCCGTGCTCGGATTCCGGGTGTAGGCCGCGGTAATGGCTCCCGCGGTGTTATTGCCCACATTGACCGTCTGCACAGCCAGATAGCGGCGCCCAGTTGGCGGCACGCTGATTTCCGGGATCGTGAGCACGTATCGCCGGGAGGCGATAAGCTCAGCAACCGGACGAGCTCCCGTCTGAGCAATCGGAGTAACATTCACCGTGATAGCCGGGTTATCGGCCACGACCAGCTGAAAATTGGCCGATGTGCCACCGGCGAAGCCGGTCGTGACCGTGATCTCGACATAACCCGGTTGACCAGCCCCGATATCGCGGGCTTGGCCGAGATCAATCTTGTCGGTCGAAACCACGGTCGTGCCGTTCCCGAACACATTCTGCTTGTCGGAGAACAGGTTCTCAGCGTCCATGATGCTCATTGTTCAATCCTTTCCTTACGCCACAGGCGCTTCATTGAGGAGGAGGGCATCGACCGCCCGCACCGGCACGCCCAAGAAGGTAAGCGTGTCGATCGTTTGGCCGAACTGATTGATGGCCTGCTGCACAGCCAACACCCCGTGATTACGCTCAAGGCCGAGCAGCCGCAGTTGCGACAGAACTTCACGCGGCGCGTAGAAGCACAGCTTGGCCATGTTGCGGAACGGAATGCGGTCGATCGCCCGAGACATCAGCTTGATGATGCTCGTGGAAGCCGACAGAGCCTGCGTGCCGGAGAGGTTCTGGAGATCGCTGATGTCGACGTTCGCGATCCGCACGTTGTAGCGCCAGTCCCTCACCACCAACCCGCAATGCCACGCATAGTGAGTACGAGCCACACGATACCGGCCGCCTTGGGCGTCGATAGTCCAGTCTTCGCCGTAGTCGACAACCGAAAAACCGGCGGTAGACCCTTGCGGGAAAATACCGTGCGTCGTGCCCGAGCCCCAACCTACCAGCCAGATAGAGCAGTTATCAGAACCAGAACCGCCGGCCAGCAGGATGTTCTTGCCATTCGGCGCGGCTGTGGAGCTGTAGCGCGTAGCAAGACCCACATACTTCGCCGGGTCCGACGGCGAGCCGTAGAACATGGTTTCCGCCTGCTCTTGGTTCATCGCCTCCAGAAAAGCGGAGTCCTCAATAAGACGAAAAGCCCCGGCCGCGCTCGCATTCAGCTTCAGCAGGCGGGCGTCGACTTCAGACAGCGCTTCGAGCATTGCGCAGCCTTCATCGACTTGGGCCGTCTGAGACTTGCTTGGAGGCACCCCTTGGTTCAGCAGAGTCCAGTAGACTTCAGGCAGACCGGTGCGCACTGTCACGCGGTGCCCGGTAGGCAGATTCCCCTGCACCCACACGGCATCCGTAAGGATTTCGTTGGTCTGCTGGAGCAGCTCTACGACGCTGGCCACCTTGCCTTCCGGCCCGTCAGGGTCCAGCACTTTAGCTGCATCAAGCAGCGAGAGGTGGAGTTGATTGATAGTCGCCATTGTTCAGGTCCTTCTCATGCGGTGACGACGGGCCGTTTTGCACCGGCGCCATCGTATATCTTCTCGATCAGCGATTTCGGCTGTTTGGAACCGGCGGTGCCGGACCCAACAAAACGATCCTCACTGACCAGCTGGCCGATGTGCCAGAACGCCTTGATGACCGCGGGGTGATCCCCGAAACCATCCTTGTCCAGCACTTCTTTGAAGCCCGGAACATGGGCAACCAGATCGAAAGCTTTCCGAGCGACCGCGAGATTGGACGCAAGCTTGTCGCCTCCAAATTCAGGATCGTTCTGGATCGCCTTACGATTGGCCTCCCTCGCCGCTTCGTTCGCCGCAATCAGCTGTTCGGACCATTTGTCCATCATACTGATTGCCAAGTCCACGAACGGCTGGGCCTTCTCTTGCGAGAGATTGAGAGACCGGGCCAGTTCTTCAAACTTGCCCAAGGCCTCCTTGTCCAACTCGACGCCTTCAGGCGTCACAAACTCATAGACTTCCGGGGCCGATTCCGCCTTTTCTTCAGCGGCTGGCTCGGCCTTTTCCTGCTCAGCAGTCTGTTCAGGATCGGAGCCTGTTGCCTTTTCCTCGGCAACAGGCTCAGTTAGCAGACTAGCAGATGGCTGCGACGTATCCGCAGCAGGCTCAGCGGGAGGCAGGGTTTCAACCGGAAATTCGGCTACCGTTTGAGTGGTATCTTCACTCACTGATACAGCTCCTCTCGCACCAGCTTCAGATACTGCTCAGGATTCTTTCGAAGCTCCTCGTCGAGCTGTTGCAGCACAGAATGGCGCCCAAGATTGTAGGCCGTAAGGCTCGCATCAGAGCAGAACTGCACATTCCGAGGTTGAAGACTGCGCAACCACAGCAGAACGCGCCGCCCCGGATCGGACAGACACAGAAAAGACAAGTCTGCGGAAAGCTGTTCGGCAGCCTGTTCTGCCGCAGCGCGGGCTTCCGCCAACCCAGCACGTGTCTCTTCAGGATCGAAGCGATACATGAGCCGCGCTATATCAGGCGCGGTTGAAAGAGTAGGCACCGATCGAAGTATCATCGCAATTCAGCCAACATCAGCACGCCGCAAAGGCCGCGCCCATTCGGGCAGCGGGCGCCCAAGGGCGGCAAAGTCCCGCGCCACATTGTCGCGAGCCACAAGCGCCAGCCCTTCCGGCCGGGGGTTCCTAGGATCGCTCACGATGATGTTCGCCGGCGGACCGCTTGTCTTGCCGCGCCCGATAATGTTGTTAGCAACAAGACCGACCTCACGCGCCACCGAAATTGCGCGCGGCGCATCTGTTTTGATGGTATTCCTGCAAATCTCGACAGGTATTCCCACGGGGCGTGCACCAAGCCCGCCAATGCCTTGGATGGAGGATCGAACGTTCACAAGATTGTGATTGATCCGGAACGGCCCACGGCATTTCGACCCAAACCACTGCACGCAGTCCTGATGGACGCCATATGGGTTAACATCAAAGGCAAAAGAGCAGAACAGGACTTCCGCAGGTCCGCCGTTGAGGATGATGCCATCCGCGAGCTTGCCGACAAACCGGCAATACTCTACCACCAGCCGATCCGAGCCACCGTCCCACACAATGCCCTTCTTGGCATTGGTT